GACGAGAAGAGTGAAAATCGATCAATTGATACTTGAGATCCTTTCCTTGTGCTGCTGCAATGATCTGAGCGAGTTCAAGATTATTCAGTTCTTCTGAACCTACAATATTAAACTTAGGACACTTTGCATCTCCCCAGGTAGGTTCAAATGTATCCTCATAATTCAAAAGGAACAGAATTGCGCTAGAAACATCTTCAGCGTGAATATAATGCCGAGATCCAGGAATTGTACAAGTTTTATCGCTATGAATTGTAATCGTTTCACCGTCACGGATCTTGCGAATGCACATAGGAATGTATTTCTCTGGATGCTGACGCTCACCAAACACATTCATTGTATGAGTAATATAAACGGGAAGACCGTAAGTATTCTCATATGCTACTGCTAGTTCTTCACCACCCGCTTTACTTGCGCTGTAGGGATTAGTTGAGTTGTAACGATCATTCTCTTTATATTTGATTCCATCTGGAGCAGGACCAAACACTTCATCTGTGCTGAAATAAACGAATCGCTCAAGATTAGTTTGAGTCCGAGCAAATTCAAGAATATTGCACGTTCCTACTACGTTGTCAAGAACAAACTCCATAGGATACTCGATACTACGATCAACGTGAGACCCAGCAGCGAGATGGAGAATGTAATCAACTTGACCAATTTCAGAACGTACCAGAGGATTGAGTTCTGCCTTAAGATCATGATGAACGACTTTTACACGTTTCCGAACTTCAGGATCAAATGAAACTATAAGATCGTGAAGACGATTAAGATTTCCGCTATAATCCAAACGATCCAGAGTTGTTATTTGCCAATCTGTATGATTGAGAAGATACCCAATCATATGATGAGCAATAAAACCTGCGCCGCCTGTAATAAGAACTTTTTTCATAAGATTAAATTTGATCTAAACTTTCGATTTGTGAAACTGGTACTTCATAAGAATCAATTCTATACCAATGCTCTTCATTTCGCAATCCCAAGTATTCAATATCTTCGCACTTATTTTCACGAAGAAATGCTTGAAGTTGCAAATGCATAAGTTCAGATGAACTCACAGAATTCATTTTTCGATCTTCCAATGTTCGTTTCCTTGCTTTTGAATCCAAAAACAGTATTGGCGATTGAGAGAAACAAGAAACAGTTTATCATCAGTTTCCTGTTCAACTTCACAAGAATGAAAATTATCCATAATGTTAATGAATCGATTCTTTGCTTTTGAACTCAGAGGAGTTACGCTAACAAATTTCTTTTTCATTTTTGTTTGAATTAACATAGGTAGTCTAATGGGTTTGGGAGATTACTTGACAAAGACTGTGCCAGTTCCACAGGTGGATTCCCTGTGCTTTTTAATAAATGCAGTTGCCTGACGAACTGTGCTTACATCAGTCAATTGCTCACCATTGTAGATGATAACAAGTCGCTTTCCCCAAGGAACAACAGCATAATTATCATTCGTAATAAATCCTTCTTTCATAATTTCACCTTTTAATTACTGAAACTGCGACATCACCTTTCTCAAAGATAACATCAACGACATTCTGCACTGCACGAGCAGTAGAACCAGAGTTCTTGTCAAACACAGGGCAGATCACGAGACCGAACGATTTAGTATAGGATAGCAGGTTGCCAGGAGCAATAGCACCAGAGCGAATTCCTGCAGCATCGTTAGGGTGAAGACGAAGAGTACGTCCAACAGTCTGACCGATTCCGATCACATCCATAGAGCGCATAAAGATCACTGCCTCCAGAGCAGAAATATTGATACCCTCAGCAAGAATACTGTGGTGAAGAACCACAAACTTCTTGGAAGGATCTTTGCCCCAAGCATTCAGGACATCAAAGAATACCTCACGATTGACTTTGTTGCCATCAATAAATGCACCGTGCTTAGAAGTAATGTGCATCAGAGAGTAACCTTGATCAGCAAGTTTCTGAGCAAACTGAGTCTCAGAAATCAGACCAATAATATGCTTAGTTGCCTTAGCGCAGATCAGAATCTTATTGACAGGATTCTCATCAATACAATTCAGAAGATATTCGCAGTCACGGTCAGCAATGCTTTCGCCCTTGACAGATAGACGTTGCTGAGTTGCAACAACCCTAGGAGGAATAATGTAACCACCACGAACAAGTTCAGGAGCAGGAACTTTGGCAATGATAGGACCATAAACCTCAGTATCATTCATACCAGGTTTATGAATCACTGCAGAATACTTAGGAGTTGCAGTGAAGAAATAGCAACGCTTTGCTTCAAAAGCAAAGTGCTCAGTAGCAGGATAAAAGTTTTTCTTTACACTATTGTGTGCTTCATCGAAATAGATTGTATCTACATCGATCTCTGCCTTAGCAAGTTTATCAAGAGAATTGTAGGTAGTGAAGATCAGTTTGTGACCTTCCATTGCCTCGTGCCAAGCACGAATCTTAAGAGGATTGGTAGTAGAGAAATGATGAGTCTCACCACTATGAACGTGCATTACATCAGCATTGGTGATAAACTCCAGATACTCACTGGACAGTTGCTCAGCGAGAAGGATCCTAGGAGCAACCACAACGACCGTCTGAGGCGTCTCAGAGCGAAATACCCGCATAGCATCACAAATACCCACAAGGGTCTTTCCGCCGCCTGTAGGGAACACACAGATGCCTTTCAGATACTTCAGGAGAGCATCCAGAGCAATTTGTTGGTGGGGGCGAAGTGAAATCATGTGTTTCATTGATTACAGAGTAATTATAGCAACAACAGAGACACCCTAGGAGTGGGCTTGTGCCAGTTCCTAAAGTGTCTTTAAGAGTTCTTGATATTAAATGTCTTGAACCCGAGCAAAGCGATTATACCCAGATTCTTATACTCTTGTCAAATACATCTCACAAAGAATTGATTCAACAAGATGTGCTTCTATTTCCCACGGTTCATTTTCATAGTCCAAGTGAGAACAATCAACACCTCTCCAGTATCTTTTTGGACCTTTATCTCTAAGGTCTCCACGAACGTGTTGGAATACATGTTGCAATTCGTGGAGTAATGTCTTAATATATTCTTCTCTACTCATCCGATTATGAATTTCAATTAAAAAACAACGAGGTCTATGGTCACAATCAGTGACTGAGCACCATCCATAAACACCCTCTCTTAAAAGTCCTCTATGTTGGACAACAATCTCAATCTTATGTCTTGGGATGAATTTTTTTACAAACCAAGTTACAACATCCTCGCAAAGAGTCTTGCTGTACTTGTATCCAGATGTCTCAAGAAAAAGCATAATTAAGAACAGCGTTGGTGAGACGAACACCCCAATTCATTAGAAGCATAAAACTTCCGATGAAAAGAAGTCTATCAATGTTGGAGTAACTCACGATTTTTCCTCAGGACTCCCTTAGTATAGGGCGGTAGGTCCCGATTGGAATCGTTTATGTGCCAGTTTGAGGATCGTCCTTTATTCTTCTTCTCATACCCAAATATTCTCGTTCATCATATAAATTATCTTTAAATTTTCCATTTGCATCTACATAATGTAAAAATGACTGCAAATACCAGTCCTGAGTAAATTTAGGTCTCCAGTGATATAATTCACATCCCTTGTATAAACATAAATCTCCCAAATTTAATTCTACTTTTATTGCATCACTTTTATCTTCGTTTCGACTAAAATAAATTGGATTTATTTCCTGATCTTTTGGGAATCCTAAAGCAAGAGTTGCTGATATTTCGCAAGATGGTCTATCTCGATGAATTATTAGTTCATCGTGCTTTCCATAACATCTAGTATAGGTATAGGTGGGAAGTAAATGTATTCCAGATATTTTACTTAGAGTTTTTGTAGAACCATCTAGTATAGTATCCATTAAAGGATCACCATAAAATGCAAAACTAAACGGTGCTTGGGCATCCTTTTTTTCTTGACCTTCACCAGAACATATTCTAGTATAGAAATAATGTTGTATAAATTTTACAAAATCTAGTTCTAAAAAATTTCTAACAATATAAAAACCCGATTCTTGAAATTCCATAGTAATTATCTAAATGCGTTTCCATGAATCCATCCAACTAAAGTAAATCTTTCTCCTTTTGTTACTGGAGTTACTTCGTGTAAAGTGTAAGATGGAAAAAATATAGTATCCCCTTTTTCTTTTTCTATGATATTATTTTCGTGTGAATTATGAATAATTAGTTCTCCACCTTCATATTCTGATGGGTCCGATAATTGAATAACAATACTAAGTTTTCTATTATGTGGAACTCTCCAATTTAGAGGATCTATATGTGCTTTATAGCACCCATTTTCCGTAGAATTATAATGAGTGAATTGAAGTCTTTCTATTTTGTTTAGATCAAATTCAAACCATCTTTCGTTGACCATTTTGATATGATCAGTCAATCTTTCATATATCCATGATGTATGTTGATTGATAGGAATCCAAGAAACCATAGATCTTCTATGGTCTAAACAATCTTCACCATTTCCGCCAGTGGTTGCTCTTTCCATACACAAAGCTTGCCCTATCATTCTAATATGATTTATTTCTAAATCATTAAAGATGTCATTTTTCCAAATCCATCCTGGATAATCTTTAGAATTCAAATACCAATAATCTGAATCTGATTTTTTTAAATCTTCAATTTCAAGTTTGCTATTTTTTAAGGAATCAAATGATTTATCTGACTCATAATATTTTGAGATCATATTTCAAGAGTTTAACTGAGTTGATGGCCAATTTAAATTTAAATTAACATTAATAAGTTCTTCAAGAGTATTTGCAAGATTAATTCTCGTGCATAATTCTACTTCAATATCAAAACATTTCTGAATATACCATTCCAAATAATCTGCAATTTTAATTAATTCTTCACCAGTAATAGTTCTATAAGTATCAACAAATTTCCAAGCAAAATTTTTATTTGGAAATTGTTTTGCAAGTTCTCTTTTCAAAAATAGTGCTAATCTAGTTCTTTCATCAGTTTGAATTCTATCATTATCTATAGTAATAAGAGTTACTTCTTTTTCCCATCTCTGAGTTGCAATTATCTTTTTAATTTTGCTCTTACTAAATTCTAACCATCGAGAATCATAATTATATTCTAGAATTTCTGGATTATTCAGACAAATCCAACCAAGAGTTTCATGTCCAGCCCAAGAAAGATCGGATAGTTCCTCATCATTATGGGCTGGTAATCCATGAATATTTCTCCAGTTTTCTGGAAGTGACTGGGCGTGATCTATTATAGTTTTTGATTGTTTATCAACTAAAACATATAGATCATTCATTATTGCCATTTGATTGTTCCTCTGAATTATCGTTAGAAGGATAAGATGCTTCTTCTGGTTTTGATTCTTTTAACTGTTTTTTCTTATTGGAGCTACTAAGTCTTCTTCTTTTTGGTGCTTCTGCAATTTGCCAGGGAGCAGATCCTTTCCAAGAAACTGCATGTGGATCTTCAACATCAACATTCCAACCTCTCCAAGAAGCAAAATCAACTCTAGGTCTCATCGCAATTTGAAGACCAGCACCAGCAGCAAGTTGTTCAATTAATTCAACAACTTCAACAGGTTGCATTTGCGCCCAAACTGTTGCACCATCAGATCTCAAAATTAATTCACACACACCACCAAAAGCAGTTCCAACAGTTACAGATCTTGCACGATATTTGTTTTGAGCAATAGAAGCATATTCATGCTCCTCATACATTTCTTCAATTTTTTGTCTCAACTCAGACTTTGGTTTTGAAGGCATAAAAATCACTCCTTACAAAAAGTATTTTTAGTATTTATTACAGTTTATTGACGCCAAGAAATTGTAATAAATCCCCCAGGTGGAACTTGTATTGGATAATTTGTAAATGGTGTTACAACAACGTTCGTTGCAGTCGATTGATTTGCTTGAAATCCAGGATTTCCTGGATTAGAGGTTCCAGGATTGCCAGGTGCCCCAAAGTTACCTAATCCACCAAGATTTCCCGGATTTCCTGGAACACCTGGATTTCCAGCAGGACCTGGATTTCCTGGATTTCCTGGGATACCTGCTCCCGCTGCAGTAGTTGGATTTCCTGGATTACCTGGAGACCCAGCATTACCATCTGCTCCCACTTGACCCGCACCTCCAGGGTTTCCTGGGTTTCCTGCGGGACCTACATTTCCCGGATTTCCTGCATTTCCTGGATTTCCTGGATTTGCACCAGATCCGGGATTTCCTGCAGTTCCTGAATTTCCTGGATTTGCACCAAATCCATCAGATCCTGGATTTCCACTTCCGCCAGAATT